AAGCCCAGAAATGGTACACTGATATACTTAGTGGTCAAGATAGTTTGATTGATGAAGTAAATAATATTATTAAATAATAAAAGTTATGTTCAAAACACAATTAGTATCAACAAAAGGAGATGTAATGCGTACTTTCATCTCATCGTCACGTCCCCAAACTCGCTTCGGTTCTGAAGGAGTAGAGATTAACTACATGGATAGTAGTAATAGTTTTACCATCATGGGTTCGTTTAATGTAATTATTGAAGAAGAAAAATGATAGGAATTGGTATAGGAGAGGTAATACTCGTTGGATTAGTAGTTCTTAGTTTGTATATTTACCCAAATAAAAAACAAAATGTCAAATAACACAACACACGAATCAATCGTTCGTCAATCATCACTCAAAGCAGCTGTTGATTACATTAATGGTCAGGGTATGAAATGTTCCCTTACTGAGGTATTAGGTATTGCAATGGCATTCACTGAATATGGTGTATCAGGAGAATACCAAACAGCACAAAAAGTTGAAAGTAAACTTGCCTCCAAACAATAAGATTCATATATTACACCTGATTGATTTGATTTAAAAAAACACAATATCATATACGCTCTCTTTTGATGTGTTTTCCCCCCTATAGTTTGGTGACATTTACGTAGGGGGGTTTTTTCTATTTAAGAGACTAAAACCAAAACGCATAGTATTTATTATCACATAACATAATATTAAAAATTATGACTGAAAAACAGAAAAAAGCTATCCGAGCATTATATAGTGAAGGTAGAAATTTAAATAATATTGCTGCCATGTACATGATTTCAGTAAACGAAATCCATGTTATATTAGCAGAACATGAAGTTGAAGCTAAACCAGCTAAGACTAAGAAAGTAACTAAGGACGAAACATTATTTCCTGACGAACCTGGAGTATGAAAACGTATAAAGAAGTAGTTGAAACATTCCAATCAGCAAGTGCTGCACACTTAGCAATTAAAACATTTGCTGAGGGTGCTCTTGATTACTTAGATGCCAGCTCACAGAATGTAAAATACCCCTATATTTTCTTACGTCCCATCACAAGTACAGGTATTGTTTTAAACGATAATGGTATCTCAGGAACACGTCAGTTGACATTTGAAATGTATTCATTAGATGTTCCTAAATTATCAGATGCATCACCATTAAAATTAAAGAGTGATACTGAACTATACATTTACGATTTGATCTCGTATATCAACTTAGGTTCAGCACAACAAACTGAATGGTGTACTTTAAACAATATTGTACCTGTAGATGAAGCATTTAATGATAGAGCATACGGATGGGTAGCTACATTAAATTACAATGACATTTACACATTAGATTATTGCTCATTCCCCGATTTATAAGTTATGAATTTTGAAATTACAACCCCAGATTATTTAAGCATTAATCAACTTAAGCAAATCCAATTATATGATCACCTTAGTGAGGTAGATCGTATGATTAAAATCCTTAGTATTATATCAGATAAAACTGAGGATGAAATACGTGAATTACCTGCTACCAATATACTTGAAATCTATTCAGATGTAATTACAAATTTATTAGATATTACAAACCAATTCTTCCCTATATTTGAACTGAATGGTGTAAAATACGGTTTTAAATCGATTGCTAAAATGTCTTTGGGCGAATATGTGGACTTAGAGATGCTCGCAAAAAAACCCATGGAAAACATCGAAGATATCATGGCCATATTGTATCGCCCTATTGTAAAAGAAAAATTCAATTCATTTAAATGGGCTTTAGAACATGGTATTAATGTAGCTAAGGGACAAGTAGAGGACATTTTTAAATACTACGAGATAGAAAAATACGATTTAGAAAAACGATTTAACAATGCTGAAGCATTAAAACACACCCCAGCTGGGTTTGCTTTAGGTGCGTTGAGTTTTTTTTTGCAAGTCGCAACTCTCTCCTTAAAAAACACACAGACATCTTCCCAGAAACCCCTATCGAAACAGGAGATAATGAAGATGGCGAAGGAGATAGTTTCTCCAGCCATTGGGGATGGTTTGCGACTCTACACTTCCTATCGAAAAGTTCCATCCTTAACATCACAGGAGACAAAGCTATTACAGATTTAAAAGTACCATTTGTATTTAATTTCTTATCATTTGAACGAGATAAAGGCATTCAGGAACAAAAAGCAATAAAAGCACAACAATATAAATTACGATGAACGAATTTAATACAGTAGCTAAATTACAAACTGAAACTATTGAGGTTATTAGTAAGCAAATGCAAACTAATCTCCGCAAGAATAAGTCAGTAGCTTCTGGTAATTTACTTCGTTCAATTAATACTGAAAAAACTAAAGAAAGACAAGGTGATTTAGAAACAGCCTTAGAAATTAAAGCTTGGTACGCTGAATTAGTTGATGAGGGTATTGACAATAGAGGCCCAGGTAAACAACCACCTGTAAGACCAATTCAACAATGGTTACAACGTAAATCAATCTCTATACCTTCAGGTGTAACTATAGAACAATACTCGTTTGCAATAGCAAAAAAAATAGCTAAACAAGGACAAAAGAAAAGAGCATATCCATTTATTAAACCTTCAACTAATGCTGGTGAAACCTATTTTGAAAATAGAATTGAAGATGCAATTGGAGTAGATGTAGAAATAGATGTAAATGTAATTTTAGAATCATCACCTTATCTTAAAAAAGTATAATGGCAATTTTAATTCAACAATCACCTACAACCCCTAACATGGCTAACAATACGTTAGTTTATGCTGTTACTTCATCTCAGGTGACTCAATCACAATTCCAATTTGTAGCTGACCTTACTTATAGTGGTTCATCTACTGTATTACAACGCATTAAACAACAGCCTAACCCAAATGCACGTGCTGTATTTGATTTTGGTTCTATTATTACTAATTACTTGGATTCAGATAATACTTGGAAAGTAGCCCCATTTGCTACAGCATCAAATGCTAGTAAGAGATTTAATGTTCGTTTTGGTGAAGAATATGGTACATCACTTTCTTCATCTATTACATTGTATAATGGTGCAGGTGCAGCAGGTGCTCCAGCAGTATCAGCTTCTGATTATGTTTATATTATTAATGGTTTAGTTGACCCTAATGATAAGATAAATTGGAATTTCCCTTCAGGATCTTATTTTACAGCATCTGCTGTTTCTACCACTACTACGTTTGCTAAACAACACGCGTTAACTAACGCGCCACTTACTCAATACATACAAGATGGTGAATACGCTACAATATCGCTTATAAACGGCAATTTTACCGATTCTACCAGCTCAGGTCAGGACATATATGTTGTAGATGTTAGAGTGTATGATGATACTGATAGTGAAATAGACCAATTTGATTTGTTGAATATAGTATCAAATGGAGGAGGTCCTCGTACTGCTATTTCTCAAGTATGGAGTGCTGTAACAGCAAACCAAACAGCAGGTACTCAATTATTAACAGTAGGGATTGGTCCTCAAAACTTAGCTGATGATGGTAATACTTTACCTTCGGATTGGACTTATTATACAGTAAATGCTTTCGGACAACAAGCAGCTAGCACAACAAACCTTTCAGGTAGCTATGCTTCATTAAGATACGAGAAACAAGGACCACAATGTGGTTATGATGGAGTTAGATTCGCTTGGAAGAACGAGTTTGGTGTATGGGATTATTACACATTCACCCTCCAAACAGATAAATTATTCAGTATTGAAAGAGCAAATTACGAACAATCATTCGTACCATTTGGAGATAACACACCTGTTTCGTATAATAAACAACGTCGTGGTACAACTAACTACTACAATAAACCAATTCAAACTCAAGTTGCCAATAGTAATTGGTTAACACAAAATGAGGCTGATTGGTTAAAAGAATTATTCTTTAGTGCTAACGTATTCTATCAATCAGGTACTGATTTTTATCCTGCGGTAATTACTTCAGTTAATATGACTGAAAAAACAAATCCACGCACACAAAGAAATTTCCAATACGCAATCGAATTCCAAGTTGCAAATCAGATTAACCCAAGAGTATGATAATATTACGTTGTACAAATGATGAAAATGTTGTTCAGGATATTCAAATCCAAGAACAAATTGACCTTAGATTAGACATATCAGCAATTGAGAATGCTACAATTGGGGATGTGTATGGTATTTCATCTCAGGAATTTGCTATACCTGGGAATAATGAGACAAACCAATTCTTTGGTAATTTGTATAACCTAGGTGCCACACCATCTGTTGCACTACAAAACTCAATTGATTGCCAAGTACTATTAAATGGTGCTGAGGTATTTAAGGGTAAACTGTATATTAAAAATATTATAACTGATTCAGATGGTTATGATGTGTTATACAATGTAGTGGTAACAAATGAAACAGTTGATTTCAAATTTGAAATACAAGATACCTACATTAATCAATTAGATTTTTCTAAATTTAATCACGATTTTACTTATGCTAATGTAAGTCAGTCTTGGGGTGGAGGATTATTAGGAGGTGCTATTGTATATCCGTTTGTAAACTATGGTATTACAGAAGGTAGTTTTGGTGTTGATTATGCATTTGCTGCTTTTAACAGTACAGGCTCTAACACAATTGACAATGCTGATACACCATTAGAATTAACAGCGTTCAAACCTGCTATTCGTGCTAAAGATGTTGTTGACACTATCTTCTCTGGTAGTTCATATGATTACACATCTTCATTCTTTAACAGTACTTACTTTGAGGATTTATATGTGTTAACCACTCCTAATGATACATTAGGCCCTAACAACGTATCTCCTGTATCACAAAGTGCTTGGGCTTATAATGAGTCTGGTTCACAAACAATTCCAGCAGGTAACTTAGCTAAAATTGAATTTGATGCTGAGATAATTGATAATGGTAATAACTTTAGTTTAGTTAATGATAGATACGTTGCTGATACAGCAGGTTTCTACCAATATCAAATTAATGTAAATTACCTAACTAATGCGTGGGCACCTTCAAATAACAATACTGTTCTAATTCAGTTAAGAAAAAGTGGTGCTAGTATAGTTGATTCTCAATTCTATTACAATATACCAGCTACTGGTTCAGCATTTTTACAGGGTACAGTTCAAATGGACCCAGCTGATTACCTAGAGATAGAAATGATTCCTCAAGGTAAATCAATCTCTATTCGTAATGAAATAGGCAAACCATCTTATTTACCATCAGGATATCAAACATATTTCCAAGTTAAGGGACCAGCATCACAATTAGGTGCTAATGTTGATATGGCTGAACAGTTCCCTGATAATTTAAAAGCATTAGATTTTCTACAAGGATTAATTGAGAAATTTAACTTAGTAGTTGAACCAGTCCCTAATAGTAGAAACCTAATTAGAATAGAACCATACCAGGATTGGATTAATGCTGGTGTTTCTAAAGATTGGACTGATAAGATTGATAGAAGTAATAGGTTTGAGATTACTCATCCTGTTACAGAACAACCACGTACTATCATCTTCAGCGATGAGGACGATAACGATATTCTAAATGAATACACATTAGAAACTAAGGGTACAACTTATGGTTCTTATACATTTACCTCAGATAGTGATTTAGCTGAAGGTGAAAGACGTATTGGTAAGGTATTTGCTGCTACCCCAGTTACAGGTATCCCAAATGGTAGACAATTTATTATACCTCACTTATGTACAGTAACTGATAATAGAGAATTTAGACCAATTAAATTTAAACCACGTTTACTTTACAACAATGGTTTACAAGACGTTCCCGATACTGCTTTAGGTATTCAAACAGGCTCAATTGATAGAGGTACTATCTTCGTTAGAGACGAAAATGCTGCTACACAACCTACTAGGATTTGGAATCAGATGAATACACTAACGTCTATCCCTGTTGATTTTAATACTGGTCAGGATTTACACTATAATAACGACTTATATACACCTTATTTTCAATCATCTGCTAATGGTAAAACTAAAGCAGATGCTTATAGAACATATTGGGCTACTTACATTAATGGTTTATATGATTTTGATGCGCGTAAGTTAACGTGTAATGTTTACTTAAAACCAACTGAAATACAGAACATCGCCCTTAACGATAAACTGTTTATAGACGAGGCTTATTACCGAATTAACCGCATTAAAGGTGCTAACTTAACTCGTAGAGATACAGTTGAGGTAGAATTAATTAAAATTCTAACTGCTCAATTTAAGTTCCCTAAACGTAGAATCTTTACTGCCCCTGGTGATTATATTTCAGCTGTTTCTGATTATTCACAATTATCAGTTAATGGTACAGGACGTTACATTAACGTTGATACAGGTGTTACAATTGAGGATTATGGTCAATTAAGGCAAGTAGCATCTAAGGACGGATTCCAACTTTACAATAATTCAGGTACTGGTTCAATAGTATGGGATTATCAATTGCCTGTAGAGCCATTAAATCAACTTAGTCAACAAGTACTAGGTACAAACAAAGTAGGAACAGGTGCCTCTAAAG